CCCTTCTGGACAATCCGGACAGTTCATCCGCCAGCCGGTCCAGGTAGACGCCCCAGCTTGTCTGTGGGAAAGCCGCATCCATCATCAGGTCCATTTCCGCATAAGCTTTTTCAAACTCTTTAGCGTTAGCAGCCAATGTGTCAAAGGAGAATGTGCCTTCCACAGCGCTTACGTCCGTTCCTTTAAACTCTGCATAGTATTTTTTTAACCGTTCCAGGATAGCGGACCTTGTTTCTGCTTCAAACACTTAATTACACCTCGATTCCTATTGACGTACCACCATATACTGTTGACAGTTGCAGTATCATAGTTATTTTTTTATGATTTAATTTTGTAGAAAGAGCAGTAACATCAAGAATATACGGATTTACCAGTAATCCATCTTTGATGCATTTATATAGTTCACTTGACCGTTGTCCATCGTTCGGTCCTGTTCCAATAAAAGGTTCAAGCTCTATTCCGTAATCATCAAAGTAAGCTAAATATCGATACCGTTCTACTCGCAATGTATGTAGCACCCACACTTTAACAGCTTCATTCTTTTCTACAATCTGATGTGATCCATCTGAGTTAAAAATAAACTGGTCTTTTTCAAAATCCCAGGCAAACTCCTTGAAGATGGGTAAACCAGCACTAGCTGTTTTCGTAACAGACGGTCCAATTACAAATGGATTTGCCATATTAATTACCATCCAATCTTTTCAGTTTGCATAGAACAATAAATTGCGTAATCGTCCTATTATCTTCACCCGTGACCGGAATCAACAGCACTTTATCGCCGGGTTTCCACGTATCTGTTAAGGCCTCATCATTATCGACAGGATGATTGTGGCTTTCATACGCTGCATCACCAGAACCGCCAGACATATAGTCAGTTTCACCGACCATATGTCGAGTATGTCCCGGAATCCAATACTCATCAATCCATAAATACTGTGAATCAAGAATGTATCCGTTATAGCGAATCTGAATGTTTGGGGGCGGGCTAACGATAACACCAATCCCCGCAGTTGGCTGTAATGCTACCTTTTTGGCCATCTGTTTATTCATAGACACCAGTGCTTTATAAGGATTTTCTGTTTTATTCATTCATATATCACCCCTGACTAGCCTTGATGACTTTAGTAACTTGTAATCCGTTCATATTCATATAATCACGTCCGTGAACCGTTACATTCCGGCTTGTGCTATTGCCGTAATATCCACCTTCTCCATCATAAATAACAACATGATTGTTGTTCCCATAAACCAACACATCACCTTTTTGCAAATCATTGACGTTATAAGAAAGCAGCCCTGCGCTGTCCGCATCACTGACTATACTTTCGACACCAACAATACCGTTATCTGCTTCCTGTGCCAAAAAGGGGCTGTAATAGCTCCCGCACTTGCCAACAAATTCCGCACACCCATTGGATCCATTATCCATTGTCTGTCCGCCCCATGCACTCCATCCGGAAATTAATCCTGAATCAACCGTACTGGCTCCATTAGAAATCCCTCGCTTATTCTTCATTCGTCCGGAAGAACTACTGAACACTGGTGTTGCATAATCAACCTGCTCAATTGTTGGTGTTTCTGGTACATCGGGAATATATTCCAGCGTCAAGTCCATCGTGTGCTGTCCATTTCCAAAGCTATGTGAATCGCTCTTAATATAAAACTTACCTTTCAGCTGCTCTTCCTGAACATTAATAGCATAGCCTGTGATGCATTGGACATAACCGATACCTCTTATGCTAGATTCGTCTTTTTGCCGTACAAGCTTTGCTTTCGCCGCTTTTACATTGTCTACCGTTTCCTCTTTTTTAGGTGGTTGCATCTTATAGATTTTTTGGATCATCCCGAAATGCTTCACATCATCATTAATGGTAAACATTTGGCATACTGTCCCATTATCATCTACAGCCTTAATCCTATTCACCATGTTCTCAATGCTCTCGGAATGTTCTGCATCAAAAACATTAGTATCGGCAGTTGCTGTATACCCTTCAATCAGCTCACCTTTTTTGATGACATTAACCTTGCCATTGATGCAGACTGGAAAGTAGGCAGTGTCCTTTCCATTAGCCTTATCCGCCGCTTGTTGAATATCAAGCAGCATCTTTAATACTTCAGTACAGCTTTTATCGTCCGCAATAAAATTAACGGTTGCCGTCAGTTCTTTAGGTAACGTTCCAACTGGAATACCTATCTCATTACATATTTGGTTTATTCCAGCTGTGACTGTACCAACAACAAGTGCGCGTATGTTGCTCTTAGCTAAATAGATAAGATCATCAAAGCAGGTAAAGTCGAAAATAAAGCCGTTAGAAGAACGCTTCCTGTAAAAAATACGCCCTTCAAACAGTTCAATTTCATCAGTATTCTCCGATTCACGATAAAACAGATAAATAAACCCACCAACCATAAGGTTAAGTGGGGTAAATACTTTATCTTTATCAGGAGTATTATAAGCAATCGTGAATTCCAATTTGCGTGCTGCCTGGTCGCTATCACCAGACCACGTTGCATTGATTATGTAGTTACTGATGTCGTAGTTATCTTTTGTCTCAATACTGCCACTGTCCCTGCTATCTTTAGCCTCTGCATCTGTTTTCGGAGGATCACTATATCTGAAAGTCAACACAACAACCTACCTCCCACTAAAACGTATATAGTGACTTACCATTACTCATAACTGCTTTAGCAGTCGTAGTAAGGATAGTCCCAGCTGAAACACCGCCGGACTTTACCATCGCTTTATATAGCCCCAATACACGCTGCCCTTGTTTTGCAATAGTTGTAGTCTTTTGAATTGCTCGCTGAGCGGCATCTAGACTTGATGCTTCTATTCCCAGATATGTTGTCTGCTTATCCCCACCAGTGGAAGCCACACGACTTTTTAGAGCCGTAGTGCTATTTGCAGCAGAAGATGCAGGCATAATATACCTATATTCTCTCAGCTCGATGTCAAAGTATACATCACCAGTAGAATCTTTTTCGCCATATTCAAAGTTTTCAATACTAACTGGCATACTAATATCTGTACCGGAAATAGATATCGTACAAGGCTGTCTATTTTCCGCCATTCTCTTAATCTGAGACACCAATTCATAGGGCCCTATAGCTGTGAGTGTCTGAACAAACGTATAAGACTGACTTGGAAAGAAAGAACTAAACCTCAAAGAAGATAAGCCACGCTTACCTAGCATGTTAACATCACCCAAATTGTTTATATTAACCGTAGTATTATTATATGGGTTTATCACGCTAAAATTAGATGGACTCACCGGAAAACTTACGCTATCTGTTCCCCCAGCCAATGTAAACGTGCATCCATCACTATTGCCCCCCAACGCTCCCAATACATCAGAAAGAACACTGGAAGCTGTATTTACAAAATTAAGAAAACTTGCCATTAAATTGCTCCTTCCGTACTATTGATGGCCTCCTTCTCCATTTGATATTGGATTTCCTGAGCCACCTTACGAGCAAATTCTTTGATATCTCCTTTATTGCTGGAGATAGTTGTACCATAAAAATTTAGATTGATAGCTGGTGTTCTCCGTTCGGACCGCGCACCCATATTGTAAGCGCTTCGTACAGACTGATCATGTGGAATTACTCTGGCTCCGGACGGCAGATCTACAATTTCACCACCGCTTTCATTAATAACGGCTGGCCCTCCCAACCAGTTATCCGTACCTCGTGCCAAGTAAGGAATATTTGGAGCAAAATGAGAACCACCGATTACGGGTACCCAGTCAGGCACCGTGAAATCAATATTGTTAATACCACCGATAACCGCATTAATAGCTGCTTTGATACCATTTAATATCCCTTTAGCTACTCCTTGAATACCCCCAAAGATACTGCTGAATATATCGACAATGCCCTTCCACGCCAGAGACCAGTCCCCAGTAAACACACCGGTAATAAATTCAATCAGCCCAGAGAAGACGCCAATAGCCGCGGTAACTATAGCGGCAACAATATCAAAAGCAGCTGTAAAGGCACCTGTCAATATACCACTTACAAGAACGATAGCCGCATAAAGTTCACCTCCAAGAATTCCAGCCAGCACATCAGAAATGGTGTTCAGTACACCAAAAATACCGGTTCCATTCCGGAACGCATTAACCAAGGTATCCCAAGCATCCTGTAATTTAGTTAAAACTGGAGAAATTACATTAATGGCAGCTGTAAAGGCACCTTTTATCATATCCCAAATTTTCTGAAAAAACGGTCCGATTTTATCCCAGTTCTTATATATCAGGAAGGCCGCAATTGCTATTCCAGCAACTACAAGTCCCATGGGTCCCATAAGAGCCGCACCCGCCATACGCAGCATTCCGAATGCTTTTACACTACCTTGAACAGCGAATTGCAAAGCTTTGTTACTAACAGCATGCCCAGACAGTACACGGCCGATCTGTCCGTATGTAGTCATAAGTGTCCCAGAGATAGAAAGGACTTTCCCAACTGCAAAGGTTAATCCGGTAAATGCAATAATTCCTTCACCTATATGGATGATCATTTGCTTTGCTTCTGGCGAAAGATTTGTAAAAGCTGCGGCAATTCCTTGTATAGCATCAGCTACGCTTCTGATTGAAGGCGCTAAGGCGGAGCCAAAAGAAATGCCTAATCCTTCGACCGCACTCTTCATGGCATCCATAGAACCTTTTAAAGTATCCTGCATTTTTATGTAAGCCGCATGCGATTGACCGGTACTATTGGTAATCGTATCAGTCATCTCTTTGTACGCTTCAGGACTTGTCTTAACAAGAGCAAGAAGCCCGCTAAATGCATTCTTTCCAGCTATTGCCTTAGCGGCAGCAACCTGCTCTGTATCAGACACCCCACTCATTTTATTGCGCAAAAGTTCGACAGCTCCAGCTAGTCCAATAAAACTGCCATCACCTTTTTTTAGGTCAGCAGCACTAATTCCAAGGCTGTCAAGAGTCTTTGCCGCATCACCTGTCGGAGCGGCTAGGCTGGCCATCGTTGCCCGTAATGACGTGCCAATGGAAGACGCTTCAATACCATTGTTTGCCATAATGCCCATTGCAGTACCCAATTCTTCAATGGATATCCCTAAAGCTGCAGCCGGAGCACCCGCATATTGCATAGCCAATCCAAAATCCGCAATACCCATCTTAGATGCATTGGCCGCTGCTTGAATAACGTCGGCAACATGTACTGTATTTGCTGCAATATCACCAGTCTTGAGATTCCATATAGACAATGCAGAGGTTACAACATCCGATGTAACTGCCATGTCTTCCCCTGAAGCGATGGCTGCTTCAATAATCCCTGGCATGGAACCGATGGCTTGATTTGCATTAAATCCACCTGCAGCAAGTCTGTCCATTCCAGCTGCAACATCTCTTGCTGTTGTTGGAAATTTCGCTCCCATAGCAGCAGCGGCATCTTTCATCCGCTTCATTTCCTCAGCTGTAGCCCCAGCTTTTACAGCAGCTCCGGTAATAGTCTGGTCGAAATCCATAAAAGTTTTGACACCAACTGCACCAACACCGGCAATCCCAACTGCCAACGGAGCCATAGCACTGGCAAGAGAATTTATATGTCGCCCAGCATTAGACAGATTTCTCCCTATCTGCTGATTCATTTTAGCGGTTTGTTCCATCTGAGTGCGAATATTTCCCAGCGTTCCGGTTACGTGATCAGTTAATCGCATTACCAAGTCAATGATTTCTGCCATCGGTTATCCTCCTTTCGTCTTATTTTTAATATCATCTTGCAGCTTCTTTTCTTCCTCAATTTCTTTTAGCATGAAAGCCCGAAGGACGGTACGCTCTCCGATCCCCATTGCATAATACTCTGATGGTTTTAAATTATGCCTGGCATAATGCCAGTACATTGCTTGGGCATCACCATCAGAATCGATTAGTTTTTTACTTCTTCCACCTTATCCGTCAAATCATTTCCCAACCCACAAAGTCCACAAATCGCCTGCGCAATATCTTGAACTTCTCCGGCATTGAAAAGAACTTCAAACAAGTCCTTTCGAGTAGCTGCTCTGAACTTCTTCAAGACTTCTTTATCATTGAATTCCTGATTGGTAATGCCGTCGATCAGAAAACCCATATAAAGTTTATAAGTATCAGCAGAAGGTTTTCCACCTTTACTGATAAATGTAGCATTGTCCTGAATTTCTCTAACACGATGGTTCGGAATCTGCTGCAAGTGCAAAATGAACGGTTCGCCGACAATTTTTGTCAGTCGTTTTACTTCAAAATCTTTAACATCTTTTTTAGTAATTTTCCCGGCGTCTGCCGCCAGTAACGCTTCTGCCAAATTCATAAATTCTCCTCCTATTCATCTGCTTCATCAAGGATGTCATAATCAGTGAACGTAAAATCATAACTATCCTCTGTCAATTTTTTTGCTTCCCAATCCATTAGAGTAAGTTTGTCAAATGTCGCATCACGAATTACAACTCTTTCATCACCAATTGCATCCGGATCTGATAGTTTAGCCACAATGGTGCACACTGTTTGATGACCATTTTTGATATTGTCAGACAGCTTCTGAATCATGTAAGAAGACACATGGTTCATCTTGATAGTTCCTTTACCCTCCCATCCGGTAGTTTTATACTGTTTTCCGCGTTTTTTGACCTGATTTACTTCTTCTTTAATTAAATTCACTTCCGCCTTGAAAGAAGTGACCTGTGCCATATAGTTTCCATCAATCCATACTTCACCTTCAGTGCCGGACATAACTTGCTGTGCATTCATAGAATCCATTTATTATGCCACCTCCTTAAATATTAATAGGAAGAACAATATCTTCCATTGCATCAAGAATCTTAATCTTTGCAGTCAAGTATACCAGTTTCTTAGTATCTAGCTTCTTCAATTCAAGGTCGCTCATATCAGCCAATTCATCCTGCGTATACAACCCATGTTGAAGCTGGTAATTCTTAACCGCTGATACATCAATGTCTACGGCAGAGTATCCCTTTTGTAATAAACGTCCATCTTCCAGTTCCTTAAAATATCCCATGATTGCTGAAATAAGCAACTGTTTATTGTCATAATCGTTGGCATATTTGCCAATGTAGCTATCCTGAGCCGTTTTTTTGATATCATCATAGATCGCATCCATAACATCCACACTCTTGATGGTCTGATATGCTTCCAGCTTACCTTGGGTAGTTGTCACAAGAGAATTCATCGCACGGGACATTTTGAATTTCTCGCCATCGTACCAAATGAAGAATTCCCCTTTATTTACTTTCTCGTCATTTTCATCTGTTGTATGTCTATCACAGTCAATAACTTCGGATAGCGGGGCATACGTAGCAGAAATCGTTAGCGGAGTACCTGCAATCAGTCCGGCGATACGCGGTGTATATTGTGCACCGGTATAGGTTTTAGATGATGTCTTGATAGTAGTGTTACTAAAATTTATAATGCCCTCATAATCTCCAGAATACCCAGGCAGAACCACTTTAGACCTTTTATACTTATTCTCACGATTAGTCTTGAGCCATGTTGCCACAGATTCCAATTGCTGTGTTTTAATAGTCGGAATAGCCAGATAGTCCCACCTGTCGGTTGCTAGTAATTTCAGGGTATCTGCAAACTTATCTGCCTCACCATTTTTGCCTTGATCCGATATCGCTGCCATAAGATATACTTTTACACGGTACGGTGATTTAACATATCCCATCAAGCACTTTGTAATATAGTCCTGATTGTCGGCCGTCATTTCAGACGGAATATCATCTGTGGTATAAACCGTAAATGGGTTCTTGATTGCAGAAACCGAATTGCCTTTTCCGTCCTTGTGGTCAGTCATCAGTTTAGTAATTGTTTCCTGCGGTTCTTCCAAAATCAGAGCAACAATACCACGCTGACTTCTTTTAATAGCCTCGATACCCGCCTCAATAAAAGATATTGTGACAGAAGGCATTCCTAATTTTGCCATGTAGTTTTCCTCCTTTAAATACTGTCTTTATTCACTTTACCGGTAAATGTTTCCTGATCCGGCTGCCTACTGTTATGATTGATATTGACATCAACCTCTCCCATGAGTTCAGCTACAGCCTCAGGATCTTTATATACCCGCTCTTTGTAATGAATGATAATCGTGATGGACAGAATATCCTCCTCTTCTCCTACCCGGTCGTCTTCAACCGATTCAATTTTAAGATACCGGTCATCTACTTGGACGCCTACAGAGAATATTTGCTGTATCCTATCAATGATATCCATGTAAACAATTTCGTTCTTATTAGAATCTTTTGCATAATAGGTAAGCAGAATGGTGAGTTCCTTATCCATCCAGTTTACTGTTTGCGGTGTCATTACTGACGATGCCGAAATAAAAAAGCAAGGCTTCTGAAAGTTCTCGCGAACTTCATCAGAATAAACCTTACAGTCAAACTCCTTGATCAGAAGAGCAATAATATTTTTGATAGCCTGTGCCTGACGTACTATTTCAGCCAATATGACCACGCACCTTTTCAAAGAAAGTTGTTTCCATGGTCCGTTTTACACCAGCCCAGTTTTTCTGTACGGATTTCTCAAGGAATCCCTTGTGCTTATTTAACGCATTCTGCCATTCTGGTTTAGGGTTTCCATGTGAATCTTTCGGATTTTTTACGCCGCGTTCTACCAGATGATAATGTGGCGCAATATTCCTGATTTCAGCTTTGGGCTCTTTCCCCCAAGCGTTAATCATCCGCATTTTCCAACTTTTATTTAGCTTCCGCTTGTGATTGCTTTTACCGATAGGTGTATCTCTTTTGATGGCTTTTACCATCTTCTTGGCCCCTTCCTCCAAAGAATCTGAGGCATCTGCCGGATACCGTCTTTCAAAGTCACTCAGCTTTTTGCAGAAGTCATCAATCGTCATGGATATCCCCCACTTTCTTCAAATTGCACATGAGTTCCAGCTTTACATGGGCTTCATATGGGTCTACTACAGAAGTTATCTTATACGTAGTATTACCGTATTGTATCAACATATCTGTATCAATACCCTTGCGGTAACGGATAGTTATCTTTGTGATGAATTCTGTTTTGTCCCGATACTGTTCGTAATACGTTTTGCCACGCGCTGGTTCTATCCGTGCCCATACGGAATTACCTATGGCATCTGTATATCCTTGATGCGTCAGCCCATATTCATCGGTAGTTTCTGTATGCTTCAGTATATGGATACGTTTATCAAGTGAGCCGATTTCAACGTTAATCATTAGACTATTCCTCCGGATAAGCTGCACATTGGGCAATATGGATTAATAGCGCAGTAACGGTGTGAGGTATATCATTGATTGCTCCCGGCTTTGAACTATACGCAGCTCTGTTTTCATACCAATGCGCAACCAGCATCTTGACACAAAGGTCATATAGCTGGCTGCTGTTAGCATTGGTATTTATTTTCCCTGTCGTCCGCTTAACATAATCACCAGCCGCATTGATTAAACTTGTCACTAAGTTATCATCATCGGTAATGTCGCTATCTATTTTTAAGTAATTTTTAGCCTGTTCAAGCGTGACCATAAATAATCCCCTTACTTGTTCCCTGTCAGCAGCACCAGAGAGTTGAAGTCAACCGGACGTCCATCAGCAATCATAATAGATTTGCGAACAATATCATCCGTTTCATTGTCTTCATAAACTTTCATGGCAATACTGTAATTAGTATTCAGTACATAGTCCTTCATACGATAGATGAAGGCAAAAACATTGTTCTTAGTCAATGTAGCCGCGAAACTCGGCAGGTGCTCACAAAGAACAACATTTCGCCCTAATAAAGTACGTGTCGGTACGCCATTGATTCCAGCGTTAACGCGGGCAATGGGTTGCCCTTCAGAATCAGTCATACCAATAAACTGCATGAATGTTTGCTTAGTCATCACCCATACAGCCCCTGCTTCATAAGCTTGAGGCACAGCTGCTTCAGCATTGACCAGAGTATCATAGCCAAGCTTGGCTACATTGATCGCGGTACCCTTAGTAAGATCTTTAATAATGCCAGTAGGCTGTCCGCTTCCCGTACCTTTGATAATAGCTTCTTCAAGAGCAACTGCCATCGCTTCTGCAACGTTAGATACGATGGTATCCTCAAAGGCAGACAAACTCATGTATTCCGTTTCCAGAGTAACAGCTACAGCACAGCGCAGTTTGAAGTGAGAAAAGGTAATCGTCCCCAGCGTCTTCTTCTGTTTTGTAGAAGTTGCGCCTTCTGACACCCATGTTGCCACCGGCTTTACATCAGAAGTCGGGATTGCCAGCCCGGATGCATACGCCGTTCTAGTAACAAGAGGCAAAATATTCCCATAGGCACGTATCTTTTCAACCACACGGTTAAGAGTAACTGGAGGGATCAGCGCACCTGCATCCGTAGTGTTGGTAGCATCACGGAATTCGGTCGGAATGGCAGTACCACGAGTAACATAGTCCATGAATGCTTTACGATATTCCTCAGAATCGAGGTCATGAACTACAGCAACCCCTTCTGGTTTCTGGCGTTTATGCACACTCGATGATTCCTTACTAACATTAATATCATGAGCAATCTTTTCGCGTTCTTCAATTTCTTTCTGTTCAGCGTCCAGACTGCGCAATTCTTCCTGGAGTGCTTTCAGATCAACTTTGCCTTCCCCCTGTAAGGCCTTTCTAATTTCTTCTTTACGATTCCTGATTTCAATAAGTCTCTTGTTCATACTTTATCTCCTTTTTATAAATACGTTTCGGCAATCAACTTTTCACGGAGTTCATGCTCCTGTTCGCGATGCTTCAATTCTTCAATAATGCCGTCATGGTCACGGGCGGCGATGCTAGTACCATCATAGGCCGGAAAATCCACCGGGCTGGCATCCACAATCATGTCAATGTGCTTGATAGTCCTGGTCTGTTCTTTTGTTGCGGAATCATTTTCCCAGTCATCCTTATCTACCGTGAAGGCAAAGGACATTTTATTGATATCCCCGCGCTTAATCAGCTGGTAGATATCCTTGCCGGCAGTTGTCGGCGCAATGTCGGCTTCTACTTTGATTCCGCGTTCATCCGCTGCAATTTTCATAGAGCCATTGGATGTGCGTGCCAGGATAAGTGCCGCATCAGAATGGTTATATCTAAGAATTACGTCACTCATGTCCGTATTGGCATCGACAGCATTCCTGTCAATCACTTCGTAATACTTTGTCCCACTGTATGGCGACTCCCACAGCAGCGTTTTTTCATTGAATACGGCTGCATACCCTTCAACATG